ACTCCAAAAAGATACGAAGAAGGAACTATATCTCTTGATGAGAGTGGCAAAATGAAAAATGCTGAAACAGGTCTTGAACAAGAAAGCATTGAAGAGATAATGAAAGATGCAACAGAAGTTGTGGTTGAACAAAAAATTAAACGAGCAGGTGGTGGTGTTGCCCACATGTTAGGAGAATAATGAAAGATTTTAAAATTATAGAAATTATGGAACTTTTTGATGAGGGTGAAGTTACAACAGCAGATCAAATAGATAGACCAGAAAGAGCGTTAGAAAGAGAAGCTATTAATGATTTTATGAAACGTAATCCACAAGCTGATGGGGGACGAATTGGTTATCGAGAGGGTGTGTTAAAAATTTCTGATAAAAAAATAAAAGAAAAATTTCCAACGTACTTTAAAGAAGATTACACAGGTAAATTAAATGAAAGTAAAATTAGAGAGATATTAAAATTATATTCTGAAAAAGAAGGTGGTAGAAATTATATTGGTAAAAAAATAGGTGTAGATCAATCTGTAGTAGGTAGGGTTTTAAAAATAGCACAAGCTAATAATATACTTGAAAAAGTTCCACCATCAGAATTTAAAACTAAAGATGAACAAAGAATATACAAAGATATTAGTGAAAGAAAAATTTACAAACAGGTTAGACCTATTACAGCTAATGATAGAAAAATAAATAAAGATATTCCTAAAAATGCAAAATTTAAAGTGCAACTTCCATCAGGAGAAAAAGGACAGAGCACTGTGGTTAAATATTTTACTACAACAGACGCTGCAACAAATGCAATTAAAAAAGCAGATAAATTTACAGAAACTCAAAAAATAGAAAAGAAAAAAATTTTTCAAAAACCTGTAAAAGCAATACATAAAATTGCAATGGCGGACGCCGAAGACATAAGTAATATATCTAATTTGTCAAAATTACTTTACGGAAAGTCCGATGTTAAATCTATGACTATGGCTGCAAATGATTTGGTTAGATATCAACAATTCTTATTAGGTTTTGAAGATGTAAAAGGTATTAAAATACCTGCTACTGAAAAATTAAATAATATTTTATCGGAGTTTCCATCTCAAGATCAGTGGGGTAAATTTGCATCAGGAACTCTTCGAGATGCTAAACTACAGATAAGAGATAAGTTATTAAAAACAAAAGGCCCTAAACTTATTAGATTAAGAAACAATGTTTTAAAATTAGTTGACTCTGGTGTTTATAATTTAGATGAGGTTATGGGTGTTGCAGCTACTTTTGAACGTGCACCTGGTTATACAGAGTTTGGACAAGTAATTGATAAAAATTTAAATCAATTAAAAAACTTACAAATTGATGGTCCTTTTTCTAGATTATTTAAAAAAGTTTTAGATGGCACGGCAACAATAGAAGAGGTAGAAGCGTTTAATAAAAAATCGTTAGCTTTTCAAAAAAAAAATCAAATAGCGACACCTGTTATAAAATATACTCCTGGAGAAAAATTAAATCCAAAAGATTTCATAGATAACTTTGATAAATTATCACCAGAGGCACAAGCAAATGTAAAAGACCTAGCTAAAAAAGGAGTGGTGTTAGAAACAAAAGCACTCCCTATGGGATCTTTAGAAGCTAGTATTACTCAACAACTCGGTAAGTTTGGTTGCCCTACTAAAGAGTTCCAACTTGGAGGCAGAGTTAAATTTTCAACAGGTAGTGATTGTGTAAGAAAAGGTAAAGATAAATTAGAAAAAATAATTAAGTCTGGTGTAAAACCAGATAGTCAAGATGGAATTCTTGCAAGACAAATTTTAAGAGCAGGTGCAGGACTTAAAAGTGCATTTGCATTAAGAAATATATTTGGCCCTGCTGCAGTAGCATTTACAGTTGCAACGGAGGCAGGACTTGTTGGTTATGACATGTTATCTTCTGGTAAAACTTTTAAAGAAGCTGTTGGTGATAGTTTATTTAATTATGCACTTGGCGATAAAACAAAAATAGATCCAGAAAAAGAATTAATAAAAAGATTTGGTACCTTACCAGGTATGACAGATGATAAACTTTTAAATATACAAAATGTTTTAAAACAAACTAATGCGTTAAATAGTATTTTAAAACAAGATCTAAAAGTTGCAGATTTAGCAGATCAAGTTAAGTTTCAAAACCAACAACCAAAAGATACGTTTATGTTGCCTGATGATGAAATGTTACAAACAGATACAGCCATGAGAACTCGACAATCCTTAGAAGATGAACAACAAAAATTAAATGAAATTCTTACAAATTATAGAAGTAAACCACCTGTAGGATTAAGTATGGAAGATAGTATTATAAAAGATATGGCATCAGAAAAATTTTTTGAAGACAAGCAAGCACTAGCAGATGCAGTAAAAGCTGCAGAAATACAAAAATTAGAATCTAAAGGACCTGTATTTATGGGTAAAGTGTTTCCTAAATTTGAGGCAGGTAGACAAGAAGATTTATTAAATCTTAAATCTAACATTAACCCAGCCTCTGCTTATGCAATTGATTCATATGAAAATCCTGATTTAAATAAGTTTGTACCAATGAGACCATTTGGGTTAGCAGGAGGTGGTTTAGCCAAATTAGCTGGTATAAGTGAAGGCCCACAAACAGTATCGATGAACCCTGATTCACAAGGGTTGCAGTCTTTAAAAAACCGTGTTAAGAATATATAGGAGTATTAAATGGCAGAAATAGACAAAGGACTCCCGAACACAAGAAACAAGATTGATATCCCTTCAGACGAAGAGGTACAAGAAATTGCTGTTCAGGAACAAGAAGAACAAGATCCGAAAGGACCAGTTGAAGTCATACCTGAAGAAGATGGCGGCGCAACAATAGATTATGAACCAGGTTCAATTAACATACCTGGAACAGAAAATCATTTTGATAATTTAGCAGAAATTTTACCAGACGATGTTTTAGAACCAATAGGTGGTGACATGGTTCAAAATTTTATGGACTATAAATCATCAAGAAAAGATTGGGAAAGATCTTATACTCAAGGTTTAGATTTATTAGGATTTAAATATGAAAATAGAACTGAGCCCTTTCAAGGTGCATCAGGTGCAACACACCCAGTTCTTGCAGAAGCAGTAACACAGTTTCAAGCACAAGCCTACAAAGAATTATTACCAGCAGATGGACCAGTTAGAACACAGGTTATTGGTATTAAAAATCCTGCAACAGAACAACAAGCTACTCGTGTAAAAGATTACATGAACTATTTAATTATGGATGAGATGAAAGAATATGAAGCAGAGTTTGACTCAATGTTATTTCATTTACCGCTTGCAGGATCTACATTTAAAAAAGTTTATTATGATGTGCCTATGGGTAGAGTTGTATCAAAATTTATACCTGCCGATGAATTAGTGGTACCGTATACAGCAACAAGTTTAGATGATGCAGAATCAATAATACACGTAATTAAAATGTCAGAAAATGAATTACGTAAACAACAAGTAAATGGTTTTTATAGAGATATAGAATTATCACCTCCAGGAAACGTAGAACAAAACTCTGTTGAGAAAAAAGAAAAAGAATTAGATGGCACTAAAAAAGTTGGAAAACAAGAAACAGTTTATACTTTATTAGAGTGTCATGTAAATTTAGATTTAGAAGGTTTTGAAGAAGTTGGAGCAGAAGGTGAACCAACAGGAATAAAATTGCCCTACATTATAACTGTAGAAGAAGGCAGCCGAGTAGTACTCTCCATACGGAGAAACTATGCGCCCGATGATCTAAAGAAAAATAAAATCCAATATTTTGTCCATTTTAAATTTCTGCCAGGACTAGGATTTTATGGCTTTGGACTCATTCACATGATTGGCGGATTGAGTCGTACGGCAACGTCGGCTCTCCGTCAATTATTAGACGCAGGTACTTTATCAAATTTACCAGCTGGATTTAAACAAAGAGGTGTTAGAGTTAGAGATGAAGCAGCCCCAATACAGCCAGGTGAATTTAAAGATGTAGATGCGCCAGGTGGTAATTTAAGAGATGCATTCTTTCCTTTACCATACAAAGAGCCATCACAGACTTTATTAAACTTATTAGGTATTGTTGTACAAGCTGGTCAGAGATTCGCGGCTATTGCTGACATGCAAGTTGGCGATGGTAATCAAGGAGCTGCAGTTGGAACAACGATTGCATTACTAGAACGTGGATCACGTGTAATGTCTGCAATACATAAAAGATGTTACGCAGCTATGAGAGATGAATTTAAATTATTATCAAAAGTAGTTTCACAATATTTACCACCAGAATATCCATACGATGTTGTTGGTGGTGCAAGAAATATTAAACAAGCTGACTTTGACAATAGAATAGATGTAATACCAGTTGCAGATCCAAATATATTTTCTATGAGTCAAAGAATTACATTAGCTCAAACACAATTACAGATTGCAACATCAAATCCACAACTACATAACATGTATCAAATCTATAGAAATATGTATGAAGCGATAGGTGTTAAAAATGTTGATGCAGTTTTACCACCACCAGCACCGACTGCACCGATGGACCCAAGTATGGAACACATAAATGCTTTAGGTGGTAAACCTTTTCAAGCTTTTCCTGGTCAAGATCACCAAGCACACATCACAGCTCACTTAAATTTTATGTCAACTAATATTGTTAGAAATAATCCTGCAGTTATGGCAGCAATACAAAAAAATATTTTAGAACATATTTCAATTATGGCGCAAGAACAGGTACAATTAGAGTTTAGAGAGCAAATGCAACAGATGATGATGATGCAACAACAAGCGGCTACCAATCCTCAGATACAAGCACAGCTTCAAGCACTAACAAATCAGATAGAATCAAGAAAAGCCATCCTAATTTCAGAAATGACAGAGGATTATATGAAGGAAGAGAAGCAAATTACATCACAATTTGACAATGATCCTCTTTTAAAACTAAAATCACGTGAAGTTGACCTTCGTGCAATGGAAAATGAGCGAAAAAAAGACAACGATGAAGCTCAAATTGACCTTGCAAGAGCAAGATTAATGCAACAAGGCGAAATTGCAGAAGATAAAATGGAACAAAACGAAGATTTAGCAAAATTACGTGCTGGAGTAAGTCTTGCAAAGACTGGTGTACAAAACGCACAAGTTATGGTAGATGAAAATTAATAAAAGGAGCAAAAAGCTATGATGAACTATAAAAAACAAAAAATAGTTAACGTACCAGAGCAAAGTATTGAGGTAGATCCTAGATCTAAGACTACAGCTGATGGTGCTTTTAACTATATTGCTACAGGAAAACCTGAAATGCCAGTTCCAGGTCAAAAAAGAATGTTAGCAGAAAAAAGAAGAAACTCTAAAGCGTATTAATTATGTGGTTATCGGCAATTAAATTAGCCGTTTCTGCTGGAAGTAAAATTTACGCTAACAAGCAGAGAACGAAGATGGCAATGTCAGATGCACAACTAATGCATGCTGAAAAAATGGCCCGAGGTGACGAAGCTTACCAGGGAAAATTGTTAGAAGCTAGACAATCAGACTGGAAAGACGAGGCAGTTTTGATAATTCTTAGTTTGCCCGTTTTGGTGCTCGCTTGGGCAGTGATATCGGATGATCCAACAGCGATGGACAAGGTAAAATTGTTCTTCGACATGTTCTCGCAGCTGCCGAGCTGGTTTACAAATTTATGGATCCTTGTCGTGGCGAGTATTTATGGTATAAAGGGTACACAAATTTTTAGAAACGGAGGAAAAAAATAATGTTTAAAAAAACAGGTCAAAAATTTGCATATGAAGTTCTTGTTCCTAAGATAAAAAAGAATTTAACAAGAAGAAGAAGTGAATTTGAAAAAGTTCAAAAAGGCACTAATAAAGCTCTTGAAGGTTTATCTAAAGAACAAAAAGTAGATGCTAAAAGTAAAATTAAAATAAAAGATACTGTCAGCAAAATAGGTAAGATTATCGATGATGCAGAGAAAAAGGGTTTAAACATGACAGAGAAAAAATCTAAAGGTGGTAGAGTTGGTAGAAGATTTGGTAGTCCTAATCCAAGAAAATCAAATGTTCAAAAAATAAAAGAAACTTTTGGTCCTAAAAAAAACACTAAAAAATTATCTACTAAACAAATGAAGATAGCATCTTTAGCAGGTGATAAATCAAAAATTGATAAACCTGATTTTGCAAAACTAAGAAGTAGAAAAGTATAATGGCTAAATTGTGTCCTAGAGGTAAAGCGGCAGCGAAGCGAAAATTTAAAGTGTATCCAAGCGCATATGCCAATATGTACGCATCAGCAGTATGTTCAGGTAAAGTTACACCAGGTGGCAAAAAGAAAAGAAAAAAAGCTATGGGTGGAGGAAGTATGAAGACAAGAATTGGTTTA